TGCGGCACCTGAGACAGTCGGGTTTCCAAGCTCTGCTGTAGCGGCTTGGCCCAGAACATCTACATTACCGTCAGCATTGGCAACTACATTGCCTAGCGTTGTGGTGCCTTGAACACCCGTAACACTGATGCTAACGCCTTCCGATACAGCGGTAGTTCCAAGAGACGCAGTGAGTTCGAAGGTGCCATAAGCTCCTTCACCCCACGGGCCAAAACCCCACGGGCCTCGACCCCAGCCCTCAAATACGACTCTTACGTCAGCCATTTATTAGGCTATCCGTATAATTGCGTTAGACGCATCCGCTGTTGGGAACACAATAGTAAAGTCACCGGCAGACGAAGACTTGTCGGAACCAAAGTCCAGAACCGCTACTGATTTGTCAGACTGAGTGCTGTTGTAGATCAACGCGCCCCTAGCAGTAATGGTAGATGTAGACCAAGTGGTATCCGCAAAATCAGTGTAGGCTGTGGTGCCAGAACTTGTAGGAGCCACGGTAGTGAGCGTATTTCCACCAGCACTATAACCGGTGCCAGATGTCTCATTAGACGTGCTATAAGCCGTAGTAGTTGCGTCCAGTGTTGCAGAGCTAGTAAACAACGCTATTTTCATTGTATCCGCTGTTGTACCAGCACGAGCTACTGTGGTTCCAAAGGCGTGAATGCCGTTAAGCAATTCAACCTTGAAAGAAGTACACATTGCTTGTGTGATTGCCATGATTATTACCTCATAGTTTGCTAATAATTCGAGCCAAGTCAGCGTGGCCCTGCTTCGATAACTCGGCACAAATAGTTGTCCTATCTGAGCGAATTGCTTATTGCATATAGAAAATAAATAAATACTTGATTCGATCCCTATATGCATATGCTTGGGCCTTAATCGCTGGATCAGCGGTTTCACTGATTGACAGCATCTTTTCCAATGCCCTCTCAGCAAGCTCCTCTGGCGTATGCCCACGGTTCTGCGTAGTAAAAACCTTTATATCCATTGCTTCGCTTATGTCCGCACTAATTCCATTTATCATTAAGATTTATCCCTTATTACCATGCCTGTTCTATAAGCATCCGTAACTTCTTTAGCTTCACCAAAGTTCTTCAACGAAATAATCGCTTCGGTAAATCGTTTGTCATAATCTTGCATAATGTCGACTTCACCCTTCATGTAGGTATAAGCTTCTACCAGACTTCCATACAGCAACGCCACTTCTGCATTAGTGCTTAACCAAGTCGTTCCGTCGTCGGCACCTACAGTCAAACTAGCGGGTCTGTAAAAATAATGTAACTCGACGGCGTAACTACTATCTGGCGTGGGACCAATTATAAAATTATCCACGTCAAATAAAGCGTAATATCTGGGGGACCCTGTCGTTGCCGGGTTAGGTGTAAACTCTTGTATAAAGTTAACATCCTTGTACTCTAAAAATATTTTATCTGAGCTACCGTCAGTAAAAGACAAAGAAAAAGGAGCTAGATAATCACTTGGTGCCGCTAAATATTTATTAGAAGCGGTCAGATTTGCTGTGGCATTTTTACGAAACAAGGTTAACTGAACATTTTTCAGAATGCGCTCTTCAGCGTTCCGTATAAAGATAGGGAGATTATTTACAAAACTAGTCTCTGTGTTCTGAGTATAGTCTTGGATTGCACTTTTTAGTTCCGCGTATGTAAAGCTCATGTTGTCACCGTAACCGTACCTAATTGAGCAAAACCTGTGACCGGTTTAAGGGTTGGTGCCTCTATCAAAGGAACGCCAACATAAACGTCCATCGGCTCAATCCTATCCGGCCTTGGATTGCGTAATGCTTGAGGATCAACGACTTTCCTTCGCGGGTTGAGTTGAGGCTGTTTAGGTTCATACTCATCTCGTCCAACCAAAGAACCGGTCCATTCTTTTTTCATTTCGTTTAAACGATAACGAAAACCAGATCTATCCGAGATACCATAAGCGTTTTTACCTGTAGAAAATTTAGCCATTACAGGTTCCTGGAATACGCCAAACTAGGAACAATGTTAAAAGAAGCTCTGTCTCTATCTTCGGACATCGCCCGGTCCATTTCTTCTTCATAGATCTGTTTAAGCATAGTTATGCGATCAGGCGCTTTTTTTATAGCTATGTAATAAGCCAGCCCAGCCGCTAATGCTGGATAAAATCTAAACGGGACTTCAACCGTATTTACCGGGGTATCTGCATCATCTATGCGAACTAAACGATCAAAAATAACCTGATCCGTACTGTTATCCGGTGTAGGCCAAACCTTTAAAACCGGCGTAATTTGCCTATCTAAAAAAAACTGAGAAGGTCGTCCAGTAGTGGTTTTAGTCGGAATATTTAAATAATCGTCTCTACTTAATCTTTCCAACCCATAATCCGTATTACTGCGCCTTAAAACTAAAGATAGGATATCAATGGTATCGGCATCTAAATTGTAAGTAGATGTACCAGAAACCATATTTACTGTAGTTTGAGCTATAGTCCACTGGTTTAACCCCCTATTTGCCCAATCAGCAAACAGAAGATTCATAGACCTTTTTGCCGTTTTAAGGTCGTAGCCAGTGCGCATTTCTTTGCCGCACCGCTCAAACGCCTCTTCTACATAATCCGCAACGTCTAGCTCAAAGTTTTTAGACCCTGAAACAGCCATTTATTTGCCCTTTTTGACCATGCCGCCTTTATTCATTTTATTAACCATGCCGCCACAACGCATCTTCTTAACAGGAGAAGCGTTCTTTACCTTTGTTTTTCCGATATTGGCAGAAGCTTGCATTTTCCTAGGACTCATCGCCATCTCTCAATCTCCTATATAATTCGTTGCGTTTTTCGTAAATTTCAGCGGCATCATAGCTACCAAAATAATTGTCGTAGTAGCCTAATTTAGCTATCTTTTGCGCGGCTTCCTGGACCTTAGATAACCGCTGAATAAATATCATGGCATATTCTGTATCTACTAAAGGATCAAAACTGCCATCATCTATCAGCTCATTTGGGTCCTGAAACGGGTGAAAACCCATCAGCCATGCGTCTCTGTTAATAAAAAAACCGTTCGCAATGGCTTCATTTAAGCCGTCTAGATACTCATGGAAATCATCAGGATTAGGCTGAAAAGCCGTATCCACAACAATCACCAAATCTACCGCATCATCCCATGTCGATATGACCTGACAGATGTCTTGATAATTATCCGGTTCATGCTTAAAAATAACCGAAACCTTATCATCCTTCCATGCTTTTTCTGCATACGGGCATGGAGGCAACCCGTTGAATTCTTTACTCTTTTTCTCAAGAGCGTATTTTGACCAAGCTTTTATTTCGCTTATTATTTCCTTTTCTTGGCCAACTAAAAACTGGTGCATGTTTAAGTATATTGAGTCCGTTTACGGCGATTAGACAACACTGCGCCACAACCTTTATTTAACTTAGATACCGGCCCACCGTTCGCGGCCCGCACCACCTTTGCGGCTTTAGTATTAGCCACAACTTGCTTACCTTTGGAGCCCTCTTTTTTCTTCTTTTTTGCCGTAGAAGCCCGTTGAGATTTACTCAAACTATTGGCTTTGGCTCGTGGCAAACAACGATCCGGGTTCTTTTTGTTCTTAGATGTGCCACATTCACCAGCAACATTTCCAGAACTGTCTATTCGGACCCAATCTTCATTTAGCCACTTTTTAAGCTCACCCGCCATTACTTCCTCTTAGACGCTTTGGCATAATTAGGGTCTTTGCAATACTTAGAAGCGGCTAAGTTAGCGTAGGCACTTGGGTATGTATCAAAAGTCCGTTTAGCCCACGCTTTTCCAGCGGCACAAATCTTATTCGATCTGGCCTCACCGCCCTTGGCCATCTTTACAACGGTGCCTTGTTTTACTCGGGCTACCATTTCTTACAACTCCAGTATCTAGCACTAAACTTGTCTTTAGCCGTATCGCAATTGTGCCTAGCTCTGAAACTTTTTCTTCTAGCGGGCTGATCCTTCTTTATAGTCATGTTCGGATCGCCAAACCGGACTAGCTTAATGTCGTCACCTTTTTTAGCTAATACAGCAAATTTTTTATTTTCGCCAGTAGTTCTTTTAGGTTTATTAAAACCAGCAAAAGTCTCCCCTCTATATTTAATTTTTCCCGAAGGAGTTCTGGTAACATCTTTTGCAGAGCTCATTACAACTCATCCCCATTTTTTATATAAGTTATATCGAGCGTCGCAGAAGCTGTAATTGTGCCGCCCGAAGAATCAGCCTCTGCGCGGACTTCAATATCTGTTTTTTCGGAAAAAGCAATTGGGTTCCAATACGGAATACTGGTTGAGTTATTGGCTAAGGTCACCCGGTCCTTAACATTAAATACACCACCGTCAGGTCTTGCCACCAACGTAAAGATAGCAAACTTGCCAGCAGAGGAGGAGGCTGAAACATCTTTTTGGTGAAGATACGCAGTGTAACCTCTTGGAACAGTCCAGAGACACATGAGGGTTTGGTTGTCACCAATGCTAACTATGGCATATTTATTTGTTGGAACACCGCCCGAAGGCGTCGCTTCTGTACCTACATACAAAACGCCGGCATTAGCTCCGCCAGATCCAGCAGTGTTTACAACAACACGATTGACGCGATACCAGTTCAAAGCACCGTTTAACTGAACCCCTGTTTGACCGTTTAGCGAAACAGTTTCACTTATTTGGTCAAAATTTGCGTCTAACCCAGACACAGTGGCTGTTCTAGCTCCTGTCCCCGCAGAGGTGTCTGCGGTGGAACTGCTAGAAATATACATGGTGGAAGCGGCTGTAGGATAAACATATAAGCCGCCTTGTGACCAAACAGTCTCGTTTGAATTAGTAATACTTGGATTATAGCCAAATTTGTGAACAAACTCGTGATATGCAATTTGACCACGAGAAACCTGTAACTCAAAAGGTTCCGAAGTTCCTATTCTGGTTATGGACGAGACTTCACGTGACATAGTTTTACCCTAGCTATAGAAAATAGTTAGTGCTGTTACATTTGTCGCGGCACTTACATAAACATCGTCGGTAAATAACAGACCTTCGTCTGGAATATTTACAGAGTGAGTAGAGGCTTGTACAAAGTCTAAATCGACTATAGTAGAGCCTCCATTTCCGTCTGTAAAAGTTAATCTACCGGCACCGGCTCCCACAAGAACCTGCACCTGACGTAACCGAGCACGACCCACGGAGGCCGCGCCAGTTCCTGTCAGACGCTTTGCTTTAACGTCTGAGTTAGCCATAAATTACTCCTTTGCCTTTCCGGCTTTTTTCTCTGGAGCGGCTTTCTTCTTTGGAGTACCGTCTGGATTTAGCCCACGAGCGGCTAGTTCTTCAGCACTTGGTTTTTTAAATCTATCGCTCATAAGTCACCTCATTAAGCAGACGCAGTTACGCCAGTATCTACACGAATCCAGTTAGAACCATCGGAAAATACAAGGTTACCTGTACCATTACCTGTAGTTTCAGAAGCCTTTAGAGCGTCTGACGCATACAATACAGTACCCGCACCTGCCGAAGAAGCGGAAGGAAGAGTAGCTACGGTGTAAGTTGGAACTAGAATGTCACCGACAAAGCCATTAGTGCTTGTCACCGGACCTGAAAAAGTGGTTGAAGCCATTAGAATTACCTCTTGCACAAGGTTTCGTTTCGTAGTCTGTGCAACGTCAGGTGGGCAAGAACCTGTCTACGAAACTAATTGGTGCCCAAATTCAACTATAACCCAAAAAAGAAAAGGCGGCAAATGCCGCCTTTCCCCATCTCAGGTAAGAGATTACGCGGCTCCAGGAGTACCGAAAACGGCTCTCCAATCAGATACACCAAAGGAGTACCTTTCACGAGCTTTAAAGCGCATATTGCCGGTGTCAAAGTCACCTTCCATTGCAGTCTTAATTGCAGTGCGCTGGAAGAGTTTGAAACCATTAGGAGCGTCTGTCTTTATGAAGTATGCATCAGTGTCAGTCAAAAAGTGGTTGACTACTGCGCCATCTGGGATCATTCCCATAGACTTCATAGCGTTCAGATCGTTGTCCGCAGTTCCTGGACGCAGGTTGGAGTTGATAACCCTTTCTGCAATGAATTGCAGTTCTTTTGGAATTATCAGCTTCATGCCGCGTACAGCAATCTTCAGACCACGCTCATCAGTCATACTAGCAATATCAATCAGCATCTGCTCAAGAGAAGTCTCATTGAGGTCAGCGGCAGTTGATAGCTGGTTACGCTGGTTTCCGCTCAACGAAGGATGAGCAGATGAACACAGAGCGGCTCCATCACCAACTGGGTAGTTGGTATCAAAAGCATTGTTAAGTACAGAAGCGGCCTTAACCTGCTTAGTCTGAGACATTGAACGTGCCAGAGCACGTGTGTAACGTCCAGCCAAACGGTCGTAGAGGTTATCCTCAACAGCTTCTTCCGTGATGCTAAACGCAAGAGAGATAGTCTCATGCGTATAACGAGCAGTGTAAGTTTCCTGCGCGTCATCATAAGTAATGGCGCCACCCTCGGATTTAACCGGAGCAGATCCAAAACCAGACAGCATCTGTTCTTCCTCAAACGCACGATCAGAGGACTCTTCGTCGAAAATTTCGGCGTGTTCTCTATCGTAACGATCGTATTCCATCCCGAACAAGGCATTCAGTCCGGGTTCTAGCTCCTTCGCTAATTGAGCGCGAGAAATAGCCATGGTTAAACCCCCTTAAATGCCGGTGGAATCCGCAGTGGTCTGAGAATCAAACCTGCGAGTTCCAGCGTTGAAATGTGCGTTCAGACGTACCACCAGCGGTATACCTGCGGCGGTATAGTCACTGTTAGAAGCATCGTCCATAATCCCAACAATGCGCAAAGGCAGAGTTGCTGTAACGGCTACAGAAGAAACGGACAGTGCTCCGCTTGATACGCCAGTATTGGATGAACCAGTACGGGCAGACGTACCGAGCGATGCATTAGCAAACACAGTTGCAAGTGCGGTAGCGCGGTCTGTCAGCGAAGCGTCTGAAGCTACTTTAAAGAGTTGATTTGGATTGTCAGCCACATACGCCTTTACAGGGTAGTTTGTGTCTACGCTGACTGAACCCGAACCAGGCCAGTAATTGAGCCAAACCGGTTTCTTTTGAACCGAGTCATGATATTCGACACCCATCAGAACACCCAATGCCTGAGTAGTACCACCGGCAGTATCGCCAGCCTGATCAATTACTCCAGCCGCCAAAGGAACGACAATGGAATACTGATATATGACATTGGTATTGTTAGAGGCGATCTCATACTGGGTCACACCAGTAGAGTTAACACCACTTCCAACTAGCCCGATAGGACGAAGACCGTAGGCAGTAGATTGATTTGCCATGAGAAGTTCTCCTTCCTATAGGGTGACCTACTATTTACGCGGGCCACCAAAAGTTACACGAGATTGACGGTCAGGTTTA